CATCAAATAAATTTGTTATTTCTCTCGTTTTAACAACACCCGGATAAGTCTTTCCAACAGATTTTGCATATCTGGGTATCGTCTTTAAATTTAGATAATCTCCTTCCAGTTTAATAAGTTCAACCAACCCAGCATTACTCCACCGGCCTTCGTGTATAGCCTGTCCGAGTTTATGAATTGCTTTTTGTTCGTACTCAGTAAGTTGCATATGGTTTAATTTATTAAACTGTTGATATAAACAAGTTATGCACAAGTTTAAGACAGTGCCAACTTTGAGAGCCATTGCAAATAAATTTCAGTCGCTATGTTTGCAGTCATTACTGGTGGAACACTCATTCCAATTAAATAGCCCCATCCAGTTTTTGCAAAATCATAATCTTGTGGGTATGTTCCAACATTGCAAAATTCAGCCTTTGAAAGTCTAATAGGTTTTGAAAATAATAAACTTCCATGCCTACCTTTTGCAGTTAATGTTTGGCATACTTTATCTTCATAAACATAGCCTGTATTCATATCGCTTACTTTCATTCCACATCTTGCTTTACTTTCTGCAATATTGTTATCCCCATATTTTCGGTTATCCCATGCTTTTTTTGCATATTCTGTAATATTTTCGCCTTCGTAATCTGCAAATTCTTTAAAACATATTTCAGGTTCATTAAATTCCAGTTTTATTTCTGGCAAAATATCAAACAAGTTCATTTGCTTTAAAAAAGGTTTTGCCAAATCTTTACGCAATGCAATAAAAAATACCCTTTCGCGCCTTTGTGGTACACCCATTTTTGAAGCATCTAATAACCAATGTTGGCAATAATAACCAGCCAAATCAAATTCACGGTATATTTGTCTCACATACTGTATTGCATCGCCTAAAAGCAAGCCTTTTACATTTTCAGCAACCACAACTTTTGGCTGTAATTTCTTAGCCAAATCAATAAAATCAAAAAACAAAGTATCTAAAACCTGCATCGCCTGACCTTCTCTAAAAACTTTATCTTTGCCCCAGTCTTTTTCGCGGTTACCAGCCATTGAAAAACTACTACAAGGTGGTGAACCGTCCAATATATCCAGTTCATAAAGTTCCTGCGGCAAATCTTCACGCATTTTAAAGGTCTGTATTGGTTCTAAAAAAGCATATTTAGGGTTGTGGTTTGCTTTGTATGCTTCAATCATTTTAGGGTCAATTTCATTGCATCCTATCACATCAAAACCAGCCAATTTATAACCCATAGTTGAGCCACCTCCACAAGCAAAGCAACTAAACACTTTACCTTTATCCTTTGTAAAGTTGGCATCTTTTAAAGTCCAACGATAAGAAAACCTGTGCATAACACCGTGTATAGGTAATGTGGGTTTTTGTGGTTGTTCAATCATTGTATCTCGTATTTAAGTTATTTGTAATTCGATAGGGTAGTGCTTCGTACTCCCACACTACCCATACACGAACCGTTATTGCCAATTTAAAAAAAGTTCGCGGTGGTTACTTCTGTTCGCGTTTTGACTTTCCAAAAAAGACCACGTTCGTTTAATTCAGACTTTTTCTGATCATAGTAGCGGTCTGTCTTTGTCGTGCCTCCACCAGTTACATAATTATCGTAATTTTGATTTTTGATTAATTTCAAAATTGAATCACGATTATTGATAAGCATAAATTCAGCTTTTTGGAGTGAATATTCTTTACCAGTCATTGCACTCCATCTATCTATAGCATCAATATCCAATTCAATACCTGTAATTACTTCGTATTCGCGTTTATCATTAACAAATGAAGATGCTGGATTTATTCTATACTCATTCAATCTGGTTCCTGCGTTGATCCCATTTTCATAAAGTAATTCAATGTCAAAATCATCGCACGAAATAGAAACACATACATTTTCTTGCAGTTGATTTATCTTTTCACGGCTACACGAAACAGTAATTCCGTCTTTTTCAAAATCGCAAAAAGGTTCGCTTTCAAATAAGTCTAAAATAGACTCAATTTTTTTAAAGTTTTCCTCTCCAAATTCGACAATAAAATCTTCTTTTAAATCTTCAAACATGACTGAAATGTAAACTGGCAATAACTTCGCATACCCGGCAATAAGGGTAGCACTGGTTTGCCAACATTATAGGTACTTGTAAATTTATCGCTGACAGATAGGGAAGTACCATTTAAACCCTTACTGCGTGTATGCTACAATGTTAGTTCAAAAAGGTATATTCGTGAATTATTCTTTGATGTTAATTTTGAAATTGCTTTCCATCTCACCGATTTTGTATTTTAACAACAATGGAAAGTTAGTGAAAATATCCTTAAACTGTTCCCGATAAGTACGATTTGTTGAATAAAGATTCTGGATTGTTTTAATAGAGTGGCAGCAAGTTGCATGATCCTTTCCAAATTCAGCAGCAGCCGAAGCAAGCGACAACCCTAAATAAATTTTATTGTAAGCCATAATAAACTGTCTTGCTTGAACAACTTCACGTTTTCTAGTTTTTAGTTTTAATTCTGACGTACGGCAACCAGAGTCTACACATACGTCGTGACGAAAGTTATTTGTTACCATTTCAAAGGGTGCGTCTTCAAAAGTTAAATATAACCCTGAAAGCCTTAAAATAGAACCATAAGGTAGCTTTATTGGATTAAGTTCAAACGAACACCAACCGTTTTTAAGTCGAGTGGGTTGGTTATTGAAGATGTATTCATTCCCTAGTTGATCAACTGCTAGAAATGCCATAGTTTATAATTTTTTATTGTTTTTGTTTTTTCCAGTCTTTTGTCGGGTCCGGGATCATATCATTTTCAAATCCCGTACTGAACGATTCTGCATATAACATTTGCATATTTTCATAGTAATGAACTGCATCTGATTTATGCATTTTTGTAGTTGTTAATCTGAAAGGTTCTTTGTATGTTTCGCTCGTTTTAAAGTTGATAATAGGCTCTACTTTCAACCATTCATCTAATATTCTTTGCTTATAATCTGGTGGCAAACAGTGAACCATACACCATTCATGCACCATCTTTTTTGATGGATCTTTGAATGTTCCACCTTCAACAAGTGCAGCCTCAAAGTATTTATAGGGTATTCCCCACATTGCGTTATTTTGCTCCAAAGAACGGATATTTTCAACTTTGCGAATGATATTAATATACCTTCCGTCGGGCAATAGTTTGATAAGCAATTTAAACTCACTAATATTTTCATAGGTGATTTTATCGCCTTGCTTATCAAACCAGGTCTCAATGTCTTTCACTTTTACAATGAATTGATTTGTGAATTAGCCCAAACCTTAAACGCTTCAAATTTTGCATTAATAACATTTGCAACGGCAATAGAAGTAGCGTCGTTAAGTTCAGGTATGGTTAATAAAATTGATTCAACCATTTTGACAAGCTTCTCTTTATCCGGTGCTTTTGCTGCTGCTTTTTCGGCTGCGATACGTTCAGATTCTTTCCGGGTTTCTTCATCCTTTTTGTCCTGAATTTCTTTTTCAAGAAGTAGCCTTTGTGATTCAGCCTTTAATCTTTCTGTTCTGGCTGCATCTTCAATGGTTTTTTGCTTTGTAATTGCCTCTTGTCTTTCTTTTTCAAGAATAGCATTTTGCTTTTGACGTTCAGCTTCAGCCTTTTCACGTTCAATTTTTGCAGCCAATTCAATAGCGTCCTGTTTTACTTTTGCTTCTGCGCGTTCCTTTGCTAAAACTGCATCATGTTTTTCTTTCTCAATACGTGCCTTTTCGTCAGCGTCAGCCTTTTGTTTTGCAATTAGTTCGGCCTGTCTTTTGCGTTCAGCTTCGAGTTTATCAGACTCTTCCTTTAGCTTGCGTTCAAACTCTGCTTGTTTTTGTTTGCGTTCTTTTTCTTCCTGTGCAATTCTTTCTTGAGTCAACCGTTCTTTTTCAATTGCCTCGGCTTTTAACCTTTCGTTTTCAAGTCTGATTCTTTCCTGTTCGGCTTCATAAGTTATTTTTTTTGCTTTGAGTGAATCAAGCAACGCTTTGTAGTTTTCATCCGACATTGAACCCATTGAAATTACAGAAACCAAATCATTTTGAAATTGATCGTATTTGTAAAGTTCAGAAATTCTTTCCCTTCCAAGTTTATCAATCCTTTCATTATCAATCCTGAGTTGTTCGGCTTCCCGTTCTGCCTTAATTTTAGCCTCATAAGCAACCTTCAATCCCAACAGATAAGAATCAAAAACAATATCAGCCATCAATCCCAAATTTGAAGCGGGATATTCAGTGAATTGTTTTGTCAATGTCAAGCGGTCGGCTTCAAGTTTTGCAATCCGTTCCTTTTCGATATTTTCAAAATGCTTTTCAATTTCAGATAGTTTTTCTTCCATCTGTTCAACTGGTGCAGTTTCTTTGTTTTTCCAAGCATCGACAAACTTGCCAGCAGCCAAAAAGAAAGCCTTTTGTGTTTTATGAATATCGGCGATTCCGGTTCGGGTTTTAACAAGCTTTAACCTTAATTCTCTTGCTTCGTTGCAAAGTTCTTTCGTCAGTTCTTTTGTGATTAATTGCTCATAAATTTGAGCGTATCCATCACGTTCGGTAATTTTAGGCAAAAAAGCCTGTTCAATTGTTGCTACTTGGACTTCTTCGAGTCCGTACTCTTTAGGATCAACTTTTACTAATTCGGTGTTCATTTTGATTTAAGATTTTAAGTGTATGTAAATTTAATGTTTATAAACGTGTTAATAAAGTGTTTGTGTATGCTGTAAAACATCAAACAGTAAATAAGTTCGAGGTTTCTAAACCTGTAATTCTTTCTGAATATTTTCATTTTGCAGAAGGTTTCTAATCATTGATTCTCCAATTAAAAACCCCTTTGTAAGTGCATCAAATTTTGATAAGTCAGGATAAAATCTTTTAATGAATAGACTTTGTTTGTAATTTGGGTTATATGAGCCAAAATCACACCATTTGCGCCCTGAAACCAACATGCCCATATTCATCTGCCATATTGTTCCTGAGTCAATAGAATCACCCAAAAGTAACCCAAAATGAATTTCGTCATTTCTTGCTTTCAACTCAATAAGTCCATCATTAGAAACTAATCCATCAGGTGAATAACCAACAAAATCAGAATGTTGAATAAATCCAACTTGCTTAACCGTATTTCCAGTTTCAAATTCATAGGTTAATCTTCCAATCGGCTCAAGTTCATTACCCCTTTCCATATCTTTGTTGGTGTATGATTGTCTTTCTACGATCATTTCACGGACAATCTGACGACAATAAGTTTCAAGTCCTTTGCCACAATTCCCTATTGCCGTAGCATGAGAAGCAGACATTTTGCCTTTCTTTAACTCGAACCATTCGGGAGTTTGCTGAATAATATTTTCGTAAATTATCATTGTACTAAGGTTTTTGAAAATAAGGTAATCAATGATTCTTTTTGATCATCGGTAAATTTCCAGTTTAAAAGAAGTGAATCAAATTTACCATCGTATTTTTTCAGCAATTCCAATGCTTTCACTTCATTTTCTGGTTTGAAATTAGGCAATAAATTCATTAATTGTTCTTTACGTTCACCAAGCAAGCGAATGAAATTTACTTTATCAGATACAGAATTTACATTTTCATTGTAAATCTTTGTAAGTTCGGCAAATTTTGTAGTTTTTTCAATTGCGGACTGAACAATAGTATCAACATTGGCCAGATTTAAATCATAGTTTTCATTGTCCAGCTTTTCAACATTGACAACGATATCACGAAAGTGACGCTTGCAGGCTCTTTTTATAACTGATTTTAAAACCATTTCAGATTCCCATGCATCCCAAATGTTTTTTGTGGTTGCAACGGCTTTCATTTTTGCAATATCCTCCATATTGAGAGTTTCCAGAAATTCACCTCTGTTGTTTTTGATAATGCAATAAGTTCCAATAATTGTTTTATGATTTGCGAATGGATCTTTAAGCCGGTGGCTATAAATAACCCTTCCAGAGTCTTTAAAGAAAGAAAAATCATCGCCTTCATTTACAACTTGAATATCAAATGTTGATTCAGGATATACATTCAAAAGCAAGTTTTTATAAGCCTGATAATTATAACTTACTATTATTTTACCTCTGTTTGAAATTGTGATAGTTTCACCGTCAATAAAAACATTATCCTTCGCAACCTTTTTATAAATATCAATTGCCTCATCTTCTTTGAAGAAAGGAAACCATTTGTTTTTTGGTGCATTATCTTTCTTTTCAGACTCCAAAAACTTTAGATAGTTAATGTATATTTCAACATTTACTTTATTATATTCTGAAAGTGATTCTGATACTTGTTTGTAATTCATAATATTTTAGATTTTAAAAGTATTTTAACCAATCATAGTCCTTGATCAAGTCTTCAATATTCCACTGTTCTAATCCTTTAACCGGATTTCCCTTGTGGTACATATTGATCTTTTTAAGATTTGCGTAAACCGAAATAGGGTTACATTGATGATTACCGTCAAATTCATCGTATTCGACATTCAGGTCAAGAGTTGCGTAAACTTCAATTAGTTCGTTCAGGGGAAAGTTAATTTCAACACCCTTTAAGGATTCAGCAATGTATTGAGGGTCTAAAGAAAATAATTCTATTAACCTGTTATAGATGAATTTCTTTTCTTCATCGGATAGTTTAACTTCTTTGATAATCATAGTGATTAAGATTTAAAGTTCGTTATCAGAAGGCTTTATTGAACCCTTTATTGAACCCTTTAATAAACCAGTGAAAGGTATGTCTGCGGTATTATGATTCCATTCACCGACAGTAATATCAGAAGTAATAACACTACCATATTTTTTAACAATATAACTTTCAATAGCTTTTTTAATTTCGGCTTTATTTTTGCTATAATCATTATTGATTTTTTCAAGTGCTTCGATCCCTAAAGTGATTTCAGAAGTCATTGTATTGTATCTAATTTTACCAGAAAAACGATTAAATGATGAAGACAATTCCTTCACCCTACTTTCAAGTTCTCTTATCTTTTTATTTTCTTGGTATGAAATTGCTGTGTTGTTTGTTTCATTGATGGTTATTTCATCATTAACAATTTCAGTAATTTCAGAAACTTCAATAGATAGACCAGTGTATTTTTTGGAATAATAAGAATAAACCTGATTTTGGGTTTTGTCTGATTTAGCCACAAAGGTTACAATTGTGTTTAGATTTCCGGCACGAGTTCTTGTGCCAACATTAACGGTAAAAAATTTTGATTCGTTCATTTTATTTAAGGTTTAAAGTTTCTCAAAAGTACAAAACACGATTGATATAAACAATGTTGTTAACATGTTTATAAACACATTAAACTACTGTTCTTTTATCAATTGCAAGTCCGGCAGGTATGAGGTTTAAATGGTCAGCATGAATAGAATACAAGTATTCAAATAACCCAAGCTGATTGTGAATAATCCTGTATTCTTTTTTATACTTTAACAAGAACATGTGTTCAGTTGGAACATACTCAAAGAATGATATTTCATTTCCAGCTTCATCGTATGAGTAAACTCCCATTTCTGAAAATTTACAGTGCTGAATGTCTTTTTGATAAAATGAGTAGCAGTCGGCTATTTTCAAGAGTTCGATAATTGGAAACGTGCCATCCGGAAGGGGTTGTATTAATGCTGAAATAGGAAGAAGAAGGATTTTTGATGAAATTATGTGATATCTTTTACGAATTAAATCAGTTATGTTGTTTATTGTAACCTCATACAATGATTCAGTGTTTGGATCACATGAAAAAATACCTTTTGAAATTGTTAACATTTTTACCCCAGTGCCTAGATAACCTTTAAGATATTTTAATTCGAGTTTCATAGCTAAAATATTACTTCGTTTTCATTAAGCGATTTCATCGCACGTAAATAGTCCTCATTTTCAGAGTTAGTTTTACTTTCTTCTGAAAAGTGATATTCTTTCGGGGGATTCAATAGAATGAATGTTATCAAGACGATGAATATCAAAACCAAAGTCCAAACAATTCCTAAAATTATATAGGCAATTGTTAATATAATGTTTAAGATTAAGTCTATCATTTAAATGATTTTAAAATGTTGCCAATAATGCTTTCTCCTGTGATAAGGAAAAACAGAATGAAAATTACACAGAGAATAATACCTACGTAGTTTAAGAACAGTTTGGTTTTAGGGTTCATAATTCAGAATCTTTAATTGGATTGAACGTGTGTTTTTTAGCTGGCATAAATAAACGCTTGTCTACTAAATACTCAATACTATCATCCGCAATAAGACAAAGTAAATAATCTGCATACGATTTTTTTATTCCTTTTTTGTAGATTTTACCTATTTCAAATTGAGGATATATAGTTTTGTCGGTTGCAGGTGTCCACCAATCCGAATCAGGTATTTTTGATTTTGATGTTTGATGTTTTTTGTGTTCAATACGCTCAGTGAGGTGTTTAATACGGTCTTCAAGTTCTACTATTAATCCTTTGTGATATTCATTATCGTGATTAAGTTCAAACTTTTCGAGCATCATTTTTTTATTGCGCTCAATTTCTTTTTCGTATCTTCTGTTTAAATCAGAGTAATCACCACAAAGGGCTTGATGTTCTTTATCTATGAAATTAATAGTTTTTATTCGATCTTGATTGGCCTTTTTAAGCTTTGCAATTTCTTTCCTTAGTCCTTTATGCTTTATTGACTTTTCAGCCTGTTTAAGCTTGTCTTTAAGATCCTCTTTGTCAATATCATACATTATTAAACGAATTGACTTCTTTTCACTTTCCTTTTTCAACTCAAAGTTTTTCAGGGCAAAATGAATAGTTCCTACTACGCCGATAAGGGCGATTGATACTAATGCGACGATCCACGTTTGTAGATCGAAAATTGTGCTGATAATTGGTTCCATTTAAGCTAGTTTAAAGGTTAATTTTCCAAATTTATTATAAATATGCCCTTTCATTTGAGCGAGCGTAAGACTTGAATGTTTTAAAAACATTGTGTTTTTACTTCCTGAGTAATTACTTTTACCACCCAGTTCGGTAATAAATTTTGATACTAGATTTTTCATGTTTGTTACTTTTTACGATTAATTTTTACTTTCGCTTTTTCCTGCTCTTTAGCCAAAGCTAGCAATTTAATGGCTTGTTCGCGATGATCTTATTTTTGGGTATGTACCCAATTAACTGATATTTGTTTCATAATGTAATTTTTTAAGGTTTAAATTTGATACAAATCTATAAATTCAAATAATACAAACACATTTTAAACATGTGTCTTACAACATATCGAAAAAGTTTTTAATGTAATGAGTAAAGTATATTTTTGACGAAATTTAAAATCGAAAATATGAAAAAGTTGACTTGTAAATTAAATGGTAAAAGATACCTACTTGTCAAGTGTCCGGTCACAAAGGATTCAGTTCAAAAAATAGAATTAGCTATTAATAAATTCGAGTGCCTGTATCAGGGCTTTGGATATGAAAAACCAAGGGACATAAATTTAAAGGAAAAACAATTCATTAAAATTCTTATCCCTGAAGAAAATGTAATTTCCTTTAATAATGAAGCTTTTAAAACAACATAAAAATCGAAACCATGAACGAAAAATTGATAGAACACATAAAAAATTTCGACGGGGTTACTAGCGTCACTGAAATATATTGTGACGATCCTGAAACTGTTGTACTAGAGATTGAAGTAGGCAACAAAGATTTAAAATTAAACAATGAATAGACAAGAAAAAAGACAGGCCCGGATAGAACGTTTTCGGGAGTTGGCTGCCAAAGCAGACAAGGAATCAGATCAATCATTTGAACAAGCTACTAAAATGGCTGATTTTATCCCCTTTGGTCAGCCTATTTTGGTAGGTCATCATTCAGAACGTGGAGACAGGGCCTATCGGTCAAAGATTCACAACAAAATGAATAAAGGTGTTGAATTAATGCACAAATCAAAATACTACGAAGAAAAAGCCGAGGCAGCAGAAAACAATACTTCAATTTATCTTGAAGATGATAATAGTATTGAAAAACTGACAGAAAAGGTTGAAAAATTATCGAAACTTCAGGAAACCATGAAGGCTACGAACAAAATACTTTTCAGCAAAAGAACAAGCGAACTGCAAAAAGTTGAAGCACTTCAGGAACTTGGTTATTCAGAATCATCCGCGATAAAAGTAATGCAACCCGGATGTTATAATCAAATAGGGTTTGAATCATACCAGCTCACAAACAATAATGCCAGACTAAAAACTGCAAAAGAAAGGCTTGAAAAAGCTATTAATTTGAAAAGTACAGAAAGTAGTGAAATTGAAATAAACGGTGTCAGGATGTTATCAAATACTGAAAATAACCGGTTGCAATTATTCTTTAATGGCAAGCCCTCAGACGAAATTAGATCAGAATTGAAACATTCCGGATTTCGTTGGACACCTTCAGTTGGTTGCTGGCAGAGTTATTTGAACAAATACCAGATTGACAGGGCTAAAAATTTACTGAAATCAATTAAAATTAATCCTGTTGCTTCGTAAATTTATGCTGAAAAACATTAAAAATAAACTTGTAAACATGTTTTTCAACAGTTGATATTTTAAAAATCCGGTGTATCTTTGAATCATACAAAAACAATCTAAAAACTTGCTATTATGAAAACTATCAATTTAATCAGAGACTTTGTATTTTGTTCTGGATTCGTGGTATTTGCCTATATCGCAATAAGGTTGCTTTTATCATGAAAAAGCTACTAATTTACGGCGTTGAACTTACTGAACTTGAAAATATGAAGTTCAGCAAATATCTTTCAAATGAGGGTATCGCAATGAACACTAAGAAAGAATCTGAAAGGACCGTAATTACTCAAAACTGGAAAAATTCACAGAAATATATCCAGTAAAAATAATTTGATGTTTTTTAGCATGGAAACAAATAAAAATGTACTTTTGTTCCATGCCAGAATACAGAATAAATATTGTCGATTCATTTCATAAGATATCCGGTAAAAGTACCGGTCTGTACCTGGCAGTACAAAGATTTAAGCACTTCGATTTATTTCGGGGTGCTTTTATCATTTTATTGTCTGGTTACACTCGAAGCCTTAACCAGAAACGAACTCCTTATTTCGCAAAAAGGCCGGAACTCTCTCAGAATATATTTAAGTCAGCTTCAAAGTGGAGTCAACGTAGTAACACCGGACGAACTCCGACGTGATCAGTATTTTTATAGGTTGACTTAAATGAATGGCGGTACGGATACCGTTATCTGAATATGTAGGGTAGGAAAGACTAACAAGGTAAGCAAAAAGGTTTTTCAACTGGATTAAAAGATCACGGATAAAAAGGTGTTTTGGAAATAACTGAACAATATTTGATATTGACAAAAAAAACTGTAATTTTGAAAGTCAAACTATTTAATGAAAGACTTACAATGGCACGACCAATAGAATGGACAGAAGATTTAAAGCAAGCGGCTATTGCAACTATTATAGACCGAATATCAGAGGGTGAAAGTGTTCGTTCTATACTAAATAAAGACCGCGAAAACCTACCCTCAAATTGGCAGTTTCTTAGATGGGTATCTGAAAATGAGGAGTTATCTAAACAGTACGAATATGCAATGGAAGTCAGATCACATCTTTTATTTGATGAGATTATAAATATTGCTGATTCTGTTGAAGATGATCTAATCACTACCGAAGATGGCAGGGAAGTTGTAAACAATGGAGTAATTCAAAGAGACAGACTTAGAGTAGATGCTCGAAAGTGGGTATTATCAAAAATGAACCCTAAAAAATATGGCGAAAAATTAACTCAGGAGTTAACCGGAGCTAACGGAAAAGACCTAATACCAAAATCGGTCAGAATAGAATTTGGTGATTCAGATAATGAATGAAGATGTTATTAAAATATCAAATAAGTTTAAGCCGCTATTCAAACTACTTAATTCAAACTATCATCCTGAGGTTGATACTGTAATCATTACCGGCGGGAGATATTCGTTAAAATCATATTCTGTTTCAATACTTGCTTTAATTGCAATGGTTGATTATTCTTGGAATATTCTTTATACAAGGTTCACTAACTCAACTATAACAGACTCAGTTAAACCTGAAGTAAGCGATAAAATTGAACTCTTGGGCTATCAAGACAAGGTAAAAGACACTGAGTCACATATAGAGACAAAAAATAATAGAATAGCTTTTAAAGGCATTAAACCGGGCCAAAAAAGCCAGACAGCTAACCTTAAATCATTATCCGGATTCAACTGTTTTATCAATGATGAAGCTGAGGAACTTCCAGATTATAAGACTTTCAAAAAGATATTTTACTCAATTCGTGATACAGAAAAAAGGAACTTATCAATCCTTATTCTGAACCCTACAGACAAAGAACACTGGATATTTAAAGAGTTTTTTGAAAAAAAAGGAATCGAAGGAGGAGATAACTGTATAGTTGATAACGTTATGTATATTCATTCGAGCTATTTAGATTGTAATTTTTCATTAATGCCTAAAAATATACTAGCAGACTACGAAAGAATGAAAATAGACGATCCTGATGGTTATGAAAATATAGTTATGGGTGGTTGGATTTCAGAACTTGACGGGCTGGCATTTCCTAAAACATCATTAAAACGATACAAAGAATTTCCTGAAAATGTTGAATATTTTACAATTGGGGCTATTGATGCAGCTGACGAAGGAACTGATAATTTTGCTATGCCAATTGCAAGAGTTTACGGCAACCGTGTTTATGTTTTTGACTGTATCTTTGATCAATGTAACTTAACCATTCAGGAGGGTCAGGTACAGTCTAAGGTTAAAGAGTGTAATATTAATAACTTAGTGATTGAAACTAATTCATTCGGGGCTTATTTTAGTAGACGTATAAGGGAATTAATACCTACTATTGAGGTATTCGGACAATTTGCTAAGTCTAATAAAATAGGCAGGATACTTGCACAGTCAGGAATAATCAAACTTTACTTTTATTTCCCTGAAAATCCAAATCCAGATTTGCAAAGATTCATTAATCAGGTTACAAAATTGATGAAAACAAGTGATGATAACGACGATGCACCTGACTCATTGGCCATGTTATCGGCTTACCTTGAAAAATATTACGGTTTATTTAAGACTGGTGATTAAATAATATATACATTTACTAGCAATAATAAAAATAAAAGCTATATTTGTAGTTAAATTCACATTTAGACTAATCTGAAACTTAATATTATAGTAAAATGAAAACAGCAGAAGAATTTTTAATTGAGAATCAAGAGAAAATAAGAGCAAAATTAAATGGGGTTGGCGATTATAGAAAATTGTATCCAAAACCTATTGTATTGGAATTGATGAGGCAATTTTCAGAGCATAAAAACGAAGTATTAACGGATGAAACAGAAAACCTAAACCTAGAAATGTTACTTATTGAATTTTGTAACGATCTTAAAAATCATGACGTTATTAGCAAAGAATATACGCAATCAGATTTTGAAAGAATTGCGTATATATTTTTAAACGAAGGTGATGATCCTGAAAATATAGAATATTAATATTATGGAACAGTGTAATCATGGAGGGGTTAAAGCATGGTGTCCGGTTTGTAAATCAATGCCAACTCTAAAACATAAAAAGAAAACAATAAAATTTCCTGAATGGGATGAAATTGAAATGAAACCAAAATCAAAAATGCCTAATTGTCCTATTTGCGGAGAAGACGAATTAAGTATGATAAATAAAGACTTGGTAGTAT